GCTAGTGTACCTGCAGGGATTGTAATTTCAGTAGATATTCTAGGACTTGTTGAACCCGGTCCTGTTATAGTAGTACCATTTGCTACAGAAAATCCTACAACTTGTGGATTTAATGTTGTAGTTGAAGGTATTGGTATATTTAATACATTACTTGTTAAAGTAGCAGCACCTGAACCTGTAGTTGTTAAACTTGTTATTCTATTTGTATAAGCTGTATCCCAGTCAGTACTATTATCTGTAAGATATGATATTGTACCAGCTGTACTTTTAACAATGCCCGAACCACTTAATGCTGCTTGTTTAGCATTCCATGTAGTAGCAGATGTTATTCTTGAGTCTGCTAATGTACCTGTCCAACCAAGTGTAAGACTTGTTGATTGTAATAAAGCTGTAGCAGGTGTACCACCTAATGTAAGAGTAACATTAGTATCATCAGTCTTAGTTAAAGCAGCTGGAGTTATAGTTGGTATAGTTGGAAATGTAGCTAATGTACCATCTCCTCTTATATACTGTGATACTGTACCAGTAGGTATTGGATAATATGTTGATGCCGCTAAAGTAATTGTTAAATAAGGAGTTAATGCAGATGCTGTTATAAATCCTGATGGATTTGTAGATAATGGATAATATAATAAACCATATGTTGATGTTCCATTATTCCATACTACAGAAGGATTAGGATATGTACCAGATAAATCACCACCAGCTGGACCTATAGGACCACCTCCACCACTTATTGTTTTAGGTTTACCATCTGGACCTGTTACTTCAAGTCCTGTACCAAATATATTTCCATTTGTGTCTACTACTTGCATTAGTATATTTGTCCATATGTGTAATAAGTAGTTCCTGGTATATCAGAATACCCAATTATTTGATCACCAGCATTTAATGAATATGCTAAATTATCTGTTAATGTATCACCAGCTGATAAATTTAAATTATATAATAAAACTGTTGTATTAGTAAGAGATTCATATTTATATAAACTGACTACATATGCTAATGGATTATGCAATCTTATAATTAACAACTTATCTAAAATTGATGTAGATATAGTACCTGTTGCTAATAATGTACCTAAACTTGTACTAGATAATTCTCCTTGATTACTAAATTCTGTCATAATATAATATACAAAAATTTAATGACAAAAAAAACTATAGGAAGGATCCGGCAAAGAAAATTAAAAGAAGTGATGCAACTATAAAGTATGAACCAATAACTTCACCTTGATGATCTAGTTCATAAGCATCTTTAATTTTATTGTATATTGGTCCTCTAAAAGAACTTCCAATAATCCATAACAAACATGCTATGCTTAATATAAATAACATTATTAAATAATTCATAGTGTATCAATTCTACGTTGTAAATATACCAATGCTTTTTCTAAATCTTCTTTATTGTTAAAAGTTTTTTTACCAGCTCTAGCTAAATATTTTATTACATTACCTAAGTAAAAATCTTTATCTAATTTCCAGGCTTCTAACACATTAAAAACTTCATATGTTGAATCTTTTCCACCATAGTATTTAGGACGTGCTTCAAAAGGTGGAATATCTTTTCTAAAGTCATGAACATAATTTTTATTATGTTCAGAATCTAAATTATTTTTAGTTCTACTATCTATAGTTTCTTTAGATACTTCTTTAGAATTAATTTTATCAGTACTTGTTCTTCCAGAAAAATACGGATTATCATCTGTTATATTTACCATATTATTGCTATGTCCATTTCATTAAACATTAGTTTTACACTACCGTCAATGTCAACTTTTTCTGCTTGTTCTAATTGTGGAACAGGAATATATACTAAATCTCCAACAGCAATTTCTTCTACTTTATCACCTATAGCATATACAGTAAGTTTATTCCATTGTTTCATTGCTTCATACATTAAAGCATCTTGATCTTTTTCAGATAATGTAATTACTGATTCTTTTTTAACAGGTACTTCAATAAGTATTCTTCTTCCTCTTAATGTTTTAAATGGTGTCATATTTATAGTTTTAATAATTTAACAACAGACATTTGAGCATTTAGTATTTCTCCAACTGCATGATCAAACAATAAACTTTTAACTGGGGATTGTGTTGACATTGTATAAGTACTTTTTAAAATTTCTGTAATCTCAGAAAATTTTTGTTTTACTTCTAATTCAGCACCTTCTGGTAATTCTTCAGTATTTAATCCTACTAAGATATCTCCAAAAGAATAAATTTTTGTTTCTTTAAATGTTACTTGTTCTTCATTATTGCATTTATGAGATCCATCACAAAATCCATCAGGGTTTTGTGTTTTTCCACATGCACATTTAATTTCATCTGACATAATATATTTGTTTAGTTTTTACAAATATATAAATATTTTATATAAAAACAAATATATTAAAATTATTTTCCTTGACCTCGGTATAATTTTTTATAATTCTTAGAAGACTTAAGTTTAGATCTTTTAGTTTTTGCATGAACACCAGTTCTAGAAACTTTTGTTTTAGCTAACTTAATAACTGTGTCTTTAATTTTTGCCATGACTAATCTTTTACAGGGATAATAGTTCCTACTGGATATGGTGCTCCAACAGGTGCTTGAGTAATTGATGTTTGTCCTTTATGGACTCTTAATGCTTTTCTTAAAGGTAAAGCAGCTTCATTAAGAGGACCATAACATTTAACTAATGTTACACCATTTACTTCTTTAAAATATTTACATGGCATACAAAACATATTACTCATTCCTCCACCTAATGTATCAGATACAACAAATGATCTATTTACTGTAGTTAAAGTTTCCCAAGTTGGTGCTTGAGGTACAGAATCAAAATACCAAAAGAAAGACCATACTGTACTATCAGTTCCATCAGGAGACACAGAAGGTTCCGGAACTAAGAATGAATTACCAATAGATGGACCATCAATAACGGGACATACTGAACAACCTTCTACAAATGTTCTACCTTGAACTTTTATTAGATTACCAGTAGGTACTGCAGCAGATGCTCCACAGAATGCAAACTTACCTTTATAAATATAAAGAGCATGTTGCTGACTAAAAATAAAACTTGTTAGTATCAACAAGTAGATTGTTATAATTGTTTTCATATTATAATATACTAAATTTTATTTATTTAATCTAATTATTTTTACCTAATTGTCTAAACACTATAGATATCCTTTTATCTTTTATTTTTTCTATACTATGTTTCCAATGTGTTCTATATTTATCTTTTAATTGTACTACTGATCTAGATGGTAATAATACAATTTCTTTTTTTGCACCATAGGATAAACTAAGATTTGCATCTGATAACAAACTTAATATTGTTATTACTGGTCCGGCATCTAACTTATCTATATGTGGAATCATTTTATTTCCCGGGTAATAAATATTTATACTTATATCTTCCGGTAAAACATCTAGTATTTTTTTATCTATTAACTTATTACATAAGTCAAGTAAATAATTAGGAATAGATTCTAACTTTTCATTACCATAAATAGAATTACCATATCTTATACCAATTCTATCATTTAATACTTTACTATTTTGTTCAGCTTCTACTAAAGCATTTAATAATTCTGTTTCTTCTGCAACAGATATTACATCTAGTTCTGGTGTTAACATTTATTTTCTAGAAAAGAATTTTTTCTTTGGTTGTTCTACTTTAGTAGTCTTTAGTTTTTCAATAATTTTATTTGCTTCTTCTTCTGCAAATGTAATTACCTCTTCTTCTTTATCTTTTATGTCCCAGTTATTTAATATAATACTCATGTGCATTGTCTCATGCATAATGCCTGTAGCTTTTTCTGTAATATTATATTTTTTAAAGGTACCTAAGTTTATAAATAAGAATGGTTTGTAAGGCTCTTTAGCTGTAAGTTTTTTATCTGCCGGATCATAATTAGTTAATCCATATATATAAACACCATTACCTTGATCTCCATTTTTAGGATTACTCATATCTACTTCTTCTGCTTGAGCATCTGCACGGTTAAGACCATGCATTTCTGGGACATTATAGTAGTCAAAGATTTCAGTAGCATCATTACCAATAAGTAAGATATACTTACCCATGTCAATTTTCTTCATATTACAATATACAAATTATTAATTACTTATACAAATATAGAAAACATTTGTGACATCACCTATATATAAAATTTATAGTAGGTGATTATTCCCCCGGGTATATTCTGTCTTAGTTGCACCCCCCAGGATGTCAAGTTTCTTGCACCAAAAACTTCTGGACATTTTTCTTGACAATATAAATAATTTATTATATCTTTATAAAAAAGATATGACAAAAGAAAAATTAGACCAGTTAATAGAAAATGGTGCAACAAGAAAATGTAATGGCTGTAATGAGTTATTACCAGTTACTGAATTTTATATACATAAAGATATAAAAAATAATAAGCATTATAGATTTAATTCTCCTTGTAAATTTTGTGCTAATATTACCAGAAATATAGATTATCATAAAGCATATCAAAGAAAAAGAAAATATAATCTAACTACTGAGGAATATGATGTTAAACTTATAGAACAAAACTATTCTTGTGCTATATGTAATATACATAGAGATGATTATTCTAAAGATTTTGCTGTTGACCATTGCCATGAAACAGGAAAGGTCCGAGCACTATTGTGCAACAACTGTAATAGTGGGCTAGGGTTTTTTAAAGAGAGTTCAAGCATTATACAAAAAGCTATTGCCTATTTAGATAAACACAAGTAGTATTAAAAACTGGACAAAGTTATTTGGATTTTTAGTATGTGTGAGATTATGGTATTTAAAATTTGTGGTATGTGTGAGATTATGGTGGGTCCTTAGCACAGCAGCCCCCGGCTCTCCACAGTTTGGTGGTACCCCCCATGAAACTGAGAGGACCAATCCAAGTCCAAGAAAAAAAACACAAAATAAAATCCTACAGGAAAGTTTTATGTACTCTAAGATAAGAGTACTATACTAAGTGTACATACTATGTAGTACTATACTATGTACTATACTAAGTAACAAAGAGAAAGGAGAGAGACATAACATACTATAGTATACTATACATACTATACTATAGATAGTATAATAAACTAAACTTATTTATAAGTATATAAACTTTAAAACTATATACCTATGAAAAGAGTAGATATTTTTAGTTTCTTAGCATCAGATGCTAAGGAACTAATGAAAATGCAAACAAAATTAAACCAATGGCTTACAGCCAAGAGTTTAGTTAAGTATGAAATACACACCACAGGTGAGTATATTATATTCAATGTTTGTAGAAAGAAAGAGCAGGAGTAATCCTGCTTTCTTTTAAACAAATCTTATTTATAAGTAAATAAAATTGATAAATAGTGTATGAGTTAACTCCAATAACACAGATTATCTGAGCCAAGTAAGTTGATTGGCAATATACCATTAGCAGGGTGTCAACAAGCCTGCATTTTTTTAAATCCAATAACATAGATACAAGAAAGGAAACCTTACGTATTGTAAGAAATAATAATTGTAGTCCTTATTGGTGCATATGAACAGGTGATGCTTAGAGGTTCATAGGCAGAAAGTTTATAGCATTAAACTTAAGAGGAGTAATAAGATTGCTCCTCTTTTTATTAAACAAAATCTTATTTATAATTAATTAAACTTTAAATTAAAGACTATGAAAACTATTGTGTTTATTTGGTACCTAATCAATGGTACTATTGTTCCTCAAAAAGAAGTTGATGGAAGAAATTGTTACAGGGTTAATTTCCCTGAAACTACAGAAATTACAGAAGGTAACAAAACCTTTTGTGGGAATGTTGTAGATTATGCATACAAAGAAGAAATTCTAGAGTATATTGAGTCTAAAACATTTGAGTATAATGAAGATTTAAAATAAGGGGAGTAATCCCCTTTTTTTTAATTAAATTAAAACTAAAAATTATGAAAGAAATGGATTGTCAGTTTATAGAGGTTACCTCTAAAAAAGCACACAGTAATATAAATGGAACATTATATTTTTGGTGTATTGTAAGTGTAAATGATAAGAAATACAAAGCAATGATTTATGCTACTACTTTATGGCATAATAACATAAGTGAAGGAACTTGGTTAAAAGCAAAAATATCAGGTTCTCTTATGATAGTACACTATGAAAAAGGATGGTATACATTATCTGTATGGATGTAAAGGGAAGAAATTCCCTTTTTTAAATAAAAACTTATTTATAATTACTTAAACTTAAAAACTAAAAATTATGATTAAAGTAACTAAACAACAAGCAATAGATAACTTACTTGCTAATAACTACAGAGCTATTGAAATATTAGAAACAGTTGACTATGATGGTGAAGATATAGATATATTCTTTACTATGGCTTATGTAGATAAGTCACAAAAAAATGTTCCACTTAAAATATTAAAAAATAATATGGATTTATATAATATAATATATATAGTAGAATAATAAAAAATAAAAATAAAGGGAAGAAATTCCCTTTTTTTTATAAAAATACACAAGTAAAAATGTTCACTCTTATTGCCTTCGGCAAGGCTTTTTTTAAACAACTTATTTATAAGCATAAAAAATAAACAACGTTGTTTATTTAAAAACTATAAGGTATGATTAAATTAAAATTTGTAGAAGAGACAACCTCTCTTGGTAATGTTGTTAAGAATGCAAACATTACTGCAAAATTATTAAGCATTAGTGAAAAAGTTTTTGATTATGTAAGTCCTGAAACAAAGGATACCATTAATTATAAACTTGCTACTATTTCATTCAAAGACCTGAATGGAGAAAATTGTAGTACTTCAACTTGTGTTGTGTATGAAACTTCATACAACAAAGGTATGGAAATAGGCCAATCTTATTTGGGTAAAATCACATTGAGTGATGCACTTAATGAAGACGGGACTAAAAGAAAGCCTTGGATTATGTTAAGTTCTTTTGTTAAAGGAGAAGAATTATCATTTGATGATTTTGAAATGGCATAAGTAATAAAGAAATAGTGTGTAGAAATATGCACTATTTTTTTTTGTATCCACCGTGTGTAACTATGTGACTTTGGTATTGAAAACCAAGTAGTTACAAAATGTAGAATTTATAAAAGTAACAGTTTTTACACTCATTTCCTTCGGAAAGGCTTTAAACCTTACTTAAAAGCACATAAAAATTACACAGTTTTTGGGTATTTGCGGTCACCCACAGGTCTCCTCAAGCCTCCTTAAACATAAATGTACAGGCTACGGTCATATAAAAATTATAAAATAAAGTATATAAATTTATAAGACTAAAAGTTCTGTGATGTAGTGTGTATAAGGGTTACAGGATGTTTGAGTGATAAACTCTAACCATATCTATAGTAGTAAGAGTACTAACAGATTTGGAATAAAGTCATATAATATATGTTATATAGCTAAATAAATAAGAGTTCTGTACTCTATCTAAGGTTATTACTATTAGTATCTCTATCTATAAGAGAAGTATTATTAGTATTTCCGGAATATTTAAAAAAATTAATTAATGTACCATTCCTGATTCCCAAGGTCAGGCAGTTGTAGAAAATTCCCAATAAGTTAAGTATAGTCTATTAGTACTATACAATACTTGGAATTATTCTACAATTAAGTACAGAGGGATTAGTAGTGTAGTACTTGAACTACACATAGGTGAAAAACCTTGAAGATGTAACCAGACATCGGCACTATGGATACTAATGTGCGTAACCCAAGAGTATTAAAACTAATAGCAATGACTCTGC